GCACTCGTCGGGCTTGACGCTTACGCGGCTCTTTATCGGGCCGACTGGCGTGGCACCGCGCTTGAATTGCATGTAGTGCGTGAGGCAAAGGCCTCGAGCGTGGTGCTTGCGGTCACACTCTTCGTAAGTGCAGGTGTCGTGCTGTTTGCGCATAAAAAATCCCCTTCCGAAGTAGGTTTGTATCCTAGTATCGGAAGGGGACTTTTGCAAGAACTTAAAAAGTGTTAGATATCAAACACTTATCAAATTCCGGGTGTACCATATACGCCACGCGGGTCTGTCCACCCGAACGCATACCTTTCGGTGGCCTTGTAGCGCATGCTGTCGGTCTCGAA